GTGATCCGCCATCTGCAAGGCGAGGCCGAATGTGAATGCACGAGTGTGAGTGCTACGCCGGTCAACTGGGTCATGGACCGCATTCTTGGTAAGTTCTGAACCACCCGAGCCGAATTTCCCATTATTTACTAATATTAAGGACAATACATTGTAAATTAATGAGTTATATGTTTGGGTAAACATTTCCGATTATCATATAATCCCCCCAATTATTACCCCTCGTTTTACCCGATGTTTACCCCTTCAAGGAGTAACGGGTAAACATAAACAAAAAGCCCATGACCATCGCTATCATCTTCGACCATCGCGCCCGCACTCCTAACGGTCAGCAAGGCCCCGTAGAGCTGCGCATTACAGACCACCGCAAAAGCATCTACGTCTTCACTGGAATCAAAGTTAGAAAGTCTGAGTTCCTCAATGGAGAGATCATCAACCACCCCAACTCCGACCAGCTCAATCAGCTCCTTGGCGCCTACACCAAGCGAGCCCTGCAACTTGCCGCAGACAGACTCAGCCGTGGCCTTCCCCTCGCCCCTAAAGCCATCCGAGACCAGCTCACAACCGGATCCAAACCGCAGCAGCATGCCACAGACTTCTACAGATGGGTAGAGAAGCAAATCCCGCTTCTACCTATAAAAGACTCCACCCGGCGCAATTATGAAATCCACATGTCCGTATGGCAGGAGTACGGACATATGATGTCCTGGGACGAGTTCACCCCGGAAGGAATCCTTGCCTTCGACCAGTGGCTCAGAAACAGAAAAAAGAAAATCGGAGAGAAACGCAGAAAGGCAGGAGAAGAGCCGAAAAGCATCACCGACGCCGCCGCTTACAACTATCACCGGCGGTTCAAGGCACTTGCCAACAGAGCCGTAATGCTCGGAGTCATTGACCGCAATCCCTATGACCGCCTGCGTGGAATGATCTCAAACGGGGACAAAGCAGCGGCTGGCATTTCCTATCTCACACTTGAGGAAGCAAAAGCCGTCGAGAGTATTCATCCCAAGCAAGGATCGCTCATGCAGAAAACACGTGACCTCTTCGTTTTCCAGATGCACACTGGACTCTCTTATGCCGACACACAGACCTTCTCCCTCGATGACTACAAGCTCATCAACGGCCACTATGTCAACATCGGGCACCGCTACAAGACAGGTGTCCAATACATTATTCAGCTCACCGATGAGTGTGAGGACATCATCCGCCGCAACGACAGTCACCTGCCAATTCTAAATATTCATGTCTACGACAAATACCTCAAGACCCTTGGCATAGCCGCAGGTCTTTCCAAGCCGCTCCACTCCCATCTCGCACGCCACACCTTCGCCACGCTTATGCTTGCGGCCGGAGCCTCCATCGAGAACGTGCAGCACATGCTCGGACACTCCTCCATCACCATGACACAGCGCTACGCAAAAGTCCTGCCCGAAAACGTCATCAAGGATTTCGAGAAGGCCGCCGAAAAGCTATGGCCAACAAAAAAGCAGGACACCTAAGTGCCCTGCTCATGGCGTGCATTATACGCTCTCAACTCTCCACGCAGCCGCTCTATCTCCTCCATGCTTGGCTCCTCACTATGTACAGAGGAATCCCAGGGCAGCCGCAGCACCTCGTCAAAGTTGATCTTCGACGTGTCGGCCATACCCACCTGCATCAGCCAAAACGTCTGCCAACGCGCCACCTCCCACGCGGCCTTTTGCCTCTCCCGGTACCCCATGACCACACGCTTTACCTCCCAGAAGGCCATTCTGTATAGGAAATCCTCACGCGGTACGCCGATCTCCCCCACTACGAGCTGGTAGATGTCGAGAGCGTCACTTAGTTTTTTCCCCCATCTCCGTCCGCTCCAGTGCTGGGTTCCGTAGGCTGCTGCTTAGCAGCTGCGTCATCCACACCATACCATTTCTGACGTAATTCTAGCACTGTCTTGAATGCCTCCACGATCTCTTCTGGTTTTGAATAGTACAGTAGCTGCTCGTCCGACAAGTCGTGGCTCTCGTTCTCATGTACCTTGGCGTTGTAATAGGCAAAGATGCATGCCATAATTAGGTATATCACATGCTGGGGATTCTTTGCGTCAAACTTATCTATGCTCACACCAGTATAGTTGTAAAAGGCTATTTCTACCGCATAGCAGTAAGCCACTTTCACCGTCTGACCGCAAATTTTTATTGTTGAAGTATTCATATTATTTTCAATTGAGAAAAAGCCGTCTCCGATACATCGCGCACAGGAAACGGGGAAATTATTATTGTCGTATTAAAAACATATTATGGTTTGGCAACAGCGTCGGCAGATCCGATCTCCTTGCCATTGATGCTCAGAGGTCCGACACCCTGCCCCTGGAACGACGCAGTGGCCTTCTGCTTGTTCGTAGCCTTGAAGCTCGCATCGTTCAACAGCACCTTGCCGCTCACCAGCGACTTCACCTTTGTTCGGTTCTGGTCCCCGTTCGTCTGTTCAAAGTCAAAAGCCACAGCCTGGCCAGCAAGCATTGTCGAAAGCATGTCAATGGATCCGTCGACGGCAAACAGAGATTCACTGGAGACATCGTAAGTATATCCCACAAACTCCTGATTGGGCGATCCGCCCGTGTCGTCCTTTGTCGAACTGTCCTCTAAGGTTCCGGCAACATGTACCGTACAGTCCGTGGCACCGGCCACAACCTTGTCGCCGATAAAAAGTCTGAGATTTTGTCCTTGCATAGCATTATCGTTTTGTGGTGCACTCGTAAGTCAGTTCTTGATAATAACACGGTTTCTGTGAGTCATACCCTATCCGGCTCGCCGTCAGCGTATAGCTTTCAGGCAAGAGAGCATATTCTGCATCGTCGGATGCCATCCCCTCAAAGAAAGACCTTACGGCCTCCCTTATGGCCCCGCTGAGCGTATGTATACTCTCGTTGGTCGAAGCCGTCAAGAGTATGCTCACAGTCACCGTGTCCTCATCGCCCTCGTAGCCTTCGTCTTTCGATTCTAAATCATTCTTCATGCCGTCGAACATCACGATGACATACGGCGCCGGTACCTTATCGGCGTCAGCGTCAGGCAGCGGGATCGCCGTGCCATAGATCCGTCCGCCCACGGCCTTTAATATAGCCGGAGAACTGTTGAGGGCTCTGATAAATATCTTGTCAGTCTGCAAACTCATGCACCTGTTATTTTTAATTGTTTATTGATAAAGAATACTTTAGCCCCGTCCGTCCTGGAGCGGTCCTGTAAGCCGCTGCTCAGCAGCGGCCCAAGTATTATTTTCCCGTTTCCGCCGTCGGCTCCGCCACTTTATACAGAGCGAATGCCGTGGTGGTGGTGTTTTTTTTGCCGTTGGTCGTCCTCTTCACGCTCAGGTCGGTCATACTCCAGGCCGTGTTGACAGTGATCAGCGTCACGTTGCGCTTGGCACCGCTTATCGGGTCGATGGTCAGACGCACCTGACCATGCTGCTGCACGGCCAAGTATTTAAACAAGCCGATGCCGATGAAGCGGTTCGCAGTGTCTACAAGTTTTTTGCCCGTAGCGTCGAGAGTGGTGTTGATGTAGTGCGAGGTCACGTAGTCGTAACCGGCGCATTTGCCGTTCTCGATCACAAAACCGCCCTGGCCTTCTGCCTTGGGAGTGGCCTTCAGCTCTGCCTCGCTCTGCTTGTCCATCACAAGGCAGGCGTCCACGTCATCATAGCCCAGCTTGCTGAAGTTGGCAATAGCCAGCAAGAGGTTCTTGTAGGCAGAGGAGTCGAGAGTGATCGTGCCATTGGGGACCATACCGCTAAAGGGACCCTTTACGCCTGTAAAAGCAGCCTGGGAGTACGCCTTCTTAGCCAGGTATTTGCTCTCAGCAAGCGTAATCTTAGAGCGCACAAGTCCCATGAGGTCAAAGGCAGAGTTGTCGATAGCGGCATTGCTCACGGCAAAGGTGGCTCCGCTGCGGTGGGCCTCCGGGGAAATGTTGTCAAAGTGCAGATCCTGCTCCTCAAGCGCCACGGTCTCGCCGACCTCTTCAAAATCTGCGTCGTCGAGGCTCACGGGCCACAGCTCGTTACCAGTCACACCGGTCACGATGCTCACGCCCTTAGGAAGGCCAAGGCCCTCGTTCAGGGTCGGGATCATGTCGTGGATATTCAGGTTGACAGCACCGGAAGAGGCCACGTCGCCGTCCGTGCCGCTGCCAAGCACAATCTCGCGCGCATTCTTCTCTGTGCGGGCGTTTTTCAGCGCCTCACGCAGCTGCTCGCCAGTGCTCACTTTCACGGCCTTTTCGCGGGCGGCCTTCTCTGCCTGCTCTTTCTGATACAGGTCTGTGTACTCGCGACTGCAAAGGTCCACCTCACGCTGTAACTTGTTAAACTCGCGGGTCAGCGCCTCGCGCTCCTGCTTCTCCGCGTCCTTCAGTTCGCGTTTGGCCAGGGTCTCCTCCAGCACAATCAGCTTATCGTTCACCTCACTCTGGGCGTCAAGCAGCTCACGGCGCTTAGCGCCAGCATCCTTAGAATTTTTAAATTTCATAATTTTAAACCGATTAAAAATTAATGTATAGTTATAAATTCAGTATATCCTCCAATCCAGTTCCGCCGAGGTCTCTTTCCATCATCATTTCCCTCCTGCGTCTGTTTGTCGCCGCCTTCATCCTTCTCTCATCATCCGATGATGTGCCGGGTTCGGTAGGCCGCTGCTGTGCAGCGGCGCCCTCTCTCGGCTGGGTTCGGTAGGCCGCTGCTGTGCAGTGGAGCCCGCCCGCGTCCTCTCTCAGCTCTCTTGCGCTCACACTGGTCTCTTCATAAGCAGGATCCATGGCTATCGTCAGTGCAACAAGAGCTTCAAAGGCGGTGTGTATCACAGTCGTCACGTCGTTACCGTCGGCGTCCTTGGTATTCTCCACCTCATAATCCTGAGGATAGAACTCAATAGAGCACCCACTGTACACCCCAGCACGCACAAGTGCCAGAGCACGGTCGCCAAGGTCGCATTTTGGAGCTTCAAAGGAAAAGTGCACACTGTCTTTCTCTACCCAAATATTGAGGTTCCCTTCTCCTTTATTGCAGCGGGCTATCGTCGTGTCGCGCTCATGCAGCAGGTTCAGCTTCACGTCTTGCGTTTTCAGCCAGTCCTCCGTCACCGCCTCCGGTGCTATCTTCTCCGTGTAGACATCCCCATAAGAATCCGTGACACGGTACTCAGAACCGAAAACGATAGCCACGCCCTCGATAGTGCGCCCCTCGCCGTTCCCGTCCTCTTCGCGTTTGCCCTTCGCCTCCCGTATCGTCAACCGGCAGGGAGTGGTGCGTATCTCTCGTTTGTTCTTTGCAAAAATGCTCATATCTTCATCTATTAAACAGTTCTAACCTTCCCCAATTATATCTCATGGGGCTTACCCGGCCGGGCGACCGCATAAGCCGCGCATATACCCACTACTGGGTCTCCTTCACGTTCATCTGGATGGTGTTGGCCTTATAGTCCGCATGGAACGTCTCGCCAGCCACCTCATAGACCTTACCGTCTATCCTCACACGGCTGTTGCGCGTCGTGAACCGGTTCCACCGCATCCGCACCATCAGCATACCGTAAACATCCACGGCACCCTCACGCATGGCTGAGATTCCCTTCACCCAGTTTACGTTGGCCCACACCGTACCGGCCTCCTCCCAGCCCACGCCATCCGAGTCGATGCCATACTGGCCAACCGTCTGTTTCTTTCTGTTTAATATCGTCACACGCTTATCAAGCATGCCTGCCGAATATCCCATAATCCTTTCTCCTGTAAATTGTCATTTTCCATTCCGTAAGCCGCGGCTGTGCCGCGGCCGTCCGTCCAGCGTACCGTGCCGCGCCATTTTATGGCGTGGATACTCACTACCGTGTCAGCTTCATATAAGGCTTTATCCTCGCGTCGAAGCCATACGGCACGGTATAGAGTGCGTTGACGCTCGCCACGCCACGGTTCTCATAGCTGTTCAGGCACAACATCAGCGACGCCTCCACGATAGGAGAGGGCACATCCCTTTCCCCGTCATCATTCGGGACACCAAAAAGTGCAAGCAACTCCTCATAACTCCGGTTGATATAGTTCAGCACCGTCTCCTCGGCACTCTCTCCGAGCAGCTCCAAGTAATTGTCCTCTTCGTTGCCGTCGATTCTCAGGTGGGATTTTATCAGCTCCAGCGTCAGCCATTTCAGTTTATTCATCCTTCACCTCCTTTCTCTCCTTCGTCGTTTGTTCCATTGTCGCCGCCTTGTGTCCCGCCGGTCATGCCAGCGGCCCCGCTGGGTTCCGTAGGCCGCTGTTGTGCAGCGGCACCCGTCCCGCCTTTCAGTTTCTCGCTCCCGAGTTCTGCAAGGTTCGTCGAGATATAGTTTTTGTCGCCATCCTTCACGCTCGGCATGTCCATCTCGCCACGTATCTCGTTCACCGTATACGCTCCCGTCTCCAAGTAAGTTTTGAAGAGGTTAGCCTGGGACGTCGGATCCAATCGTCTCAGTGCCTTCTCGCAAATATGTATTCTTCGCTTTCCGAAGTCATCCGGGCCAAGGAGTTTTGAGTTCAGCTCATCCTCCATCTCCCGTATCAGAGGAGAGATCGTCCTGAGTAAAAATTCCTGCGTGGCTGCCTCAGGAGTCTTATAGCTTGAGTTGGTGTCGTCCATCATCATCGGCTTGGGCACGCCCAACAACCGGGCCAGTTCCGTCACCTGGTAGCCTCTTGTCTCCAACAGTTTCAAGTCGGCGGCCGTCTGAGAAATAATCTTCACGTCGGCGATATTGTTTGCAAAAACAGCATCCTGGCTCATCCAGTCCTCACCAAGCTCTTTAGTGAGCTGGCGCAACTCTTTTTCATTGGCACGCCCGGCCGCGCTTGCGCCATAGGCCGCAGTCGTGGGGGCTTCTTCCTTCACCAACAGCTTATAACGGCCGCCCTTGGCCATATCATAAAGCGATTGCTGATCCGCCGTACCGGCTATCTGAAGGCTTTTCAAAGCATAGCGGATTGTCGACAACCCCTCCATCATGTCGTCACGCATAAAAATATTCTTGAAGTGGAGCACGTCACAGCTGTCAGCCTCTAGGCTCCGTTGACCTCTCGGAGTGGGGTAGGTCAGTGTATAGCTGTCCGACCCCAAGTTATACCCGCCGCTCGTACACAGCCACAGCGACTGGATCATGCCCATGGCGTCACGCTCCAGGTACACGTAGGCGTTGCCATAGAAAATCTTTCTGAATTCTATCTGCTCCATCAGCTGGCTCGCCGTCATCAGCGCGTTGGGTCTTACCTGCAACAAGTAGTTCAGGCGACCGTTCTGCCCATAGTCGTCCTCAACAAAGTTGCCTCCTGCCTTATTCTTTCGTTGGTATTGCACCACCATCTGACCCATCGTCTGCATCCTCAGACTCACGCCACGGTACCAGGCCGGCACAAGCAGGGAGTTACGCCCGCCGACCATCGCCACACGTTCCGTCCAGTCGATGCCTCCATTACCAGAGGAATTATTGGCTGCGCCACTGCCATCGGTCAGCCCGGACGGAATACCCGTCTGCGTCAGGCTGCTCTCGCGGCGGCCGCCACCAAATCCTAACATTCTCCAAAAATTGTCCATTCTTATATGTTTACTTACTTCTACATTACCTTCTTTTCCTTATTCCAAGATTACCTTACGAACAAAAAGTAACGGGACCTGGCATCGTCAGCCACGTCCCGTTCAGTAAGCGGCTGCTATGCAGCCGCCGCTCCATTGTTCTTTCCGTCCGCTCATTTCATCTCTCCCGTTCCTTTAAACGTAAAACTCCCTTGCACCAAATTTCCCCTCGTTCCGCTGATCTTGCACACCGTCACGATAGCCTCGCCGCACATCGTGTCCGTTTCGTCGTCCCGCATCTGCCAGCTCAGCGAGACCTTGGTCCCTGTCTGAGACATCAGGCTCTTGATCGTCGTCACCTCGCCCACCAAGAACGAGGTGCTCACCTCCCAGCCCTTACGCCCGGGGATATATTGTTTCCATTTACCGCTGCCCTTCATTCCTGCTTCTTTGGTCTCGCAGCTCTCCTGGATGGTGCAGCTCTTGGAGGCCGCCACAGCCGTGCCACCGACCTTCACTATCAAGTCATTTCCTTTTTTCATAGTTTTATTTTTTTTGTTTATCGTCTTTTTCCCCGCGGCCTGGCCAAAGTTCGTCGTTGCGGTTGCGTAGGCCGCTGCTCAGCAGCATCCTTCCTTGTGCTGGGTTCGGTAGGCCGCTGCTCAGCAGCGGCGCAGCCCTACCTCCTTGTTGTCACGATCTCCCCATATCCGCGCCGTCTCAGGTAGTTGCTTAGGCCAAGGTATATCTCCTCACCGCTCACATAGGGCACACGTGCACCCTCGCTTTCCCTGCTCTCCTGCATCTGCGACGCCAAAGCCCCCTGCTGTGCCTTGTTCAGGATCAGCTCCCCGCTGTTAAGAAGCACCGGCTGCAAATCCCCGCTTGGAGTGTTACCCCCTACGATGCCGCCCCCGGCATGCCGCGTCGCGCCTTTAACGGCCGCTATGGTAGAGATCATCGTCGCCGTACCGGCAGCGGCAGCGGCTATCCAGCCCCACACGCCACCGGCCTTGCTTTCCTTCTGGTTCAGCGCGCTCGCAAAGCTCAGCGCTATCTCTGCGATAGCCTGAGCGATCGTGCCCGCTATCTTCACTGCTGGGTCCTCGATGCCCGCCAAGGCACCGCCAACGCTCTGCACGGCCCGGGCAGCGTCCTGCCAGCTCTCCTTGGCCTCCTTGCCGCCGTCGGTGATCTTCTTCGTGCCCTTGCTGTCCACCTTCAGCGCTAGCTTCCCAAGGCCGGCCTTCTCCAACTGCTCGTTCAGCGTGTCCACCCACGCCTGCAACTGATCCGTAGGAATATCCTCACTGTTGAAGATGCTGTCATAAAGTCCTTGCACCGCGTCCGTAGGCAGCGTCACGCCCTGACTCAGTGCGTTCTCCACGGCCTCTTGCAGCGTGTCCATAGAGTCCATGTCGGCCACGATCTTCACACCGGCCGCCATGCCCTCCGAGGTACCAAGGTCCGTATTGGCCAGCTCGTCCTGCTTCATACCGCGCCAGGCGTCGATGGTGCTGCTGCTCATGCCGCCCTTGCCCGTCGCCGTATCCGGAACAGCTACCACAGGTGCCTGCCATTCGCCCTTGGCCTTGGCACGGAGCTCATCCACCTGCTTGTTCTCTTCCTTCAGCCCCGCTATCTCTTGAGCTATGGCTTCACGACGGCCGGGATTGCTCACATACTCATCCTGGAGCTTCTTGATTTTCTCCTCCCTTTCCTCGTAAGCCTTCTCTACGGCCGTCCGTGTGTCCGTGCCGCTATTGCCGACACCGGCCCCCCCGCCATCTATGGCTGGGTTCCGTAGGCCGCTGCTGTGCAGCGGTTCATTTGCGCCATGGTATGGGCTTCCTATTCTGCTCAGAAAGGCACGCCCGGCCTCCGCACGGTTATAGGCACCCGTCATCTTGGCACCCCAGAAGTCCGAGGACTTGCTGTATCCCGAGTGCGTGTCCTGCCATTTTGAACGGGCTTGCGATATTCGGTAGTTCCGGACGGCATTGACAGAGGCATCGTCGTCAAGCCGCCACCAGCTGTCCGCGCTGTTCCCCATCCGGGAGGCGTGGCGGAGCGTCAGACCCGCACCGCGCGCCTCCTCGGCGGTCACGCGGTCGCCGACATGCGGGCGCGCCGTCACCACTGTCTGATGGCCGGCCTCCCATCTTGCCTGTGCCACCTTAGCCTTGCCGTATTCCTCCTTGTATGCGTCGGCCTCCGCGATAGCCTTCAGCGCGTTGATCACCTTGGGGGCATTCGTCACAAACACTCTCTGGGCAGCGTTCACGTCACCAATACTAAACCCCAACTCAGCAAAGGCTCCCTGATTCTTCTTGATCCACTTCGTCTGGTCGGCGCCCGTCTTCAGTTTCTTCCACTCCGCCTGGAGGGTCTCAAACTTACCCACCACGTCGCCGACGGCCTGGGTCATCAACTGCCCGGCCTTACGGCTGCGTTCATTCTGGGCCGCCGCCTCGCGCTGTGCGGAGGTCATCTTCTGGGTCGCATCTGTCACACTTGAGGTTTTGTCACCAAGCAGACCCGTGGACGTACAAAGGGCCTCCACTACAGTGCTGACTGCCATATAGGCAATACCGATAAGCCCTAAGCTCATAATGGTTCCCTTGATACCGGCACGCAGGGCCGTCAGGCTCAGCGTCTGACCGTTGATCATTGCGGTCACAAGGCTGCCCATGGCACTGAAACTCACCTGGGCGGCACCAAAGGCCTTGCTGGCCAGTGTGGCCAGACCGAGCCCTTTCCATAACCCCATAATAGCGCTACCCAAAGAGGTAATGCCACTCACGGCCATGCCTACCTGCCCAACGCCAGCGATCACGTTCTGATACTCGGCAAAAAACTGCCCTACTTTCACCTGCAAACCGCCGAACTCGTTAGCCATCTGCTTCACCTTGCCAGCGTCAGTCTCGGCCAGACGACGGTTCATCTGGCCGACGTTCTCATTTATGGCCTGTGCAATGGCAGCGGCTCTTTGACCCTCTGTGCCCGTGCGGATCATCTCCTTCTGAGCATCCGTCAGCGTAATGCCCACACGCGTCATAGCGCCGGCGTTGCCCATCAGTGCCTTGCCCATCATGTTGGCAATCGTCACAGCGTCCTCGCTCGTAGCGTTCAAACCCTTCTGCTGAGCTATCAGGTTATTCATGGCCGGAAGCAGCGTCTCCAGTGTCTCCTTGTGGCTTGCAAAGGTCGCCACCTGTTGCAGGCCCGCACGTTGCACGGTACCGCCGACAATGCCAAGCGACGTCTGGGCGCTCACAAGCTTGTTGATGCTCGCCACGTCGCCCTGCGTGGCCTTCATGCGCTGCTCCATGACGGTCTTCAGCTTCGTCTGGACAACGACAGCGTTATTCGCCTTGTCGATGAAGGGCTGCATGGCAGCGCCAAGCCCCTGGATCGCGTCCATGGCATTACGGCCCAGCGTGGAGATGTTGGAGAGCGTGTTCATGCTTTCCTTGAAACGGTCGGCCTTGCTCTTCGCGGCCGTCAGCGCTCCTTGCAACTCCTTAACGCTGCTCGACACCTCCACAACAGTGTTCTTGCCTTCTACATTGAGCAGCACACGCATTCTTATATTATTGCTTGCCATAACTTCTCGATCTATAAATTATTTCTTAAAAATCAATAACCAATGCAACACGTTTCAACTATTTCAAGTATATTTGCTAAAAATAAAAAACACATCGATATGAATAAATACTTGCCTGTACCTGACAGAATGATCGGGAAACAAAAGAAAGCTGAAAACTGGGTCGATAAGCAAGACCGCCGGAATGAGATCAAAACCGACATCGCCGTCATCGTCGGAGTCACGTCGGTCATTGCCGCCGTCATTGTTGCCCCTCACATCTTCCAGCCGTCAAAATTCATCGACACCGACGTGCCAATTCTTATCTATGCCGTCGTCTCTTTCTTCATCACTTTCTGGCTCTTGCTCTCTGCCAACTACATCGACAACCCGCATCATCGTCTGTCATCGGGGGATTGGTGGTGGTGGAACAATTAGTCGCCCATCACTATCCCCATCTTCCCCATCCGTTTCTTCAGTTGCTTTTGCAGCTCGGCCAGCACGTCATCCCGCACCATCAGCAGCGCGTCACGCTCGCCATTCTCCACAAAGTGGTAAGCATACAGACGGCCTCTGTTTCCACCGAGACGTGTCACGCGATCCACGCTCTTCCACGAACCGCTGTTCAGCCACATCCCCACAGGGTGCCCAAGTCGCCAGCGCTGTTGAGGACGTACCTTGTCCTGCCGGCTTTTATAATATCCCTGCTTATTCCGGGGGTTCGCTGTCACCATAAAACCGCCACCTCTCGAATACGCAAACACCCGAAGCGAGGCACGCGCCATCTTCTCGCCGTCACGAATCCCAACACGCCCGGCACGCCCCGCTATCAGCTGCTTCACCTTCGTACCCTCCCTGCGGTATGTTGCCCGCAGCAGGCTACGGAGCTCCCGGGCATCCAGAGCTTTCAATATCGCCTGAAACTCTTCGCCCGTGAAGATCGTATGATCGTCATAAATCGTAGACATTACCATTTTACATTTAGTCCTATTAATCCTTGCTTTCCCGCCAAAAAGGCTTACCAAAAAACACCCCACCAACCCCATCCACCCCATAAAAAAAGCACCCACGCTCACGCGCAGATGCCCACATTCACAAATCAAAGCCCCACCGGGGGCGAACGCATATAAAACAATCAAACCCCGTAATCCCTACAGGAAAGCGGTCTTGCCCCAAACACCCCGACAACCCCATCCACCCCATAAAAAAGCGCAGAAACTAACGAAACAACCCGAATATCTTTTTTCTGCATCTTACCGCCACCGACAGCAGCACACCCAAGCACACACCGATGAGAAACGTTCCCGTATAATGTGTCTCTGTGGGTAGTTTCGCGTCTTTTTCCACCTTGCGGTCAACTATACTCCCCTTGCTTTCCAATGCCGCAGAATCGCTTTTTTCGGCCGTCTTCCTCACGTCGCTCACGTGGTCTCTGTCCTTGCTCGTGTCCTTCCAGTGCCACGTGTCCTTCGACAGCACCTCGCCCGTCGCTTTATCTACCTTCAACACGATGCTGTCCCGCTGCACTGTCTCATACACCAATACCGTGCTATCCTTCACTCGCAGGCTGTCACGATAAAGCGTCTTGTATGTGTAGACCACGCTGTCCCTCACGTCACGATCAGAGATAACCTTCGACGACTTGCAGCCGTCCATCAGCAACAGCATTAACAAAAAGACAAGGATTGCGAACCAATCTCTAATAGTCTGTATCAAATCATTATCTTCCATTTTTCATCTTTTTACAATGTTCATTTTTCTGCTCTGGACTATTTTGGACCCTCCCGGACTATCTTGGACCCTTTCGGACTCTCCTGGATCCATTTGGACTCTCCATTCCGTAAGCCGCCGCTATATAGCTGTCTTTATTGCCCCTGTTTTCATTCGAAAATGATTTATTGTGAACACCCGATAATTCGGGCATTCGGGTTTAACTTATTTGATTTGACACAACAAAAGAATTAGCAGACTGCGGAT